TTTGAAATCTAAATTTGCAGTTGCCTTTAAGGAATTATCTGGACTAGGTATTAAAGATGTTATCCAAGGTGACTTGATGTTCACTGACGATAAGGCAGATAAAAAAATCGATGGTGAGTCGTATGTGACATTTCAACCAAATACATTGGTATACGCAGTTCAGAAAGATTCTGCAATCGGAAAACAAATATCCGCTGCCAAATTGGGAGTTGTGTGGCATACAACATATAAGGGTAAAGATTTGCAAGGAATGACTGCATCATTTGGTGCTAATATTTCTGGACTGAAAAAATCATCTTCCGTTTGGATGGACGATGCAACATTCAAGGATGTTTCTGGTTCTGCAAAATTTACTGCAACAGAACTGAAGACAGTAAATAGTTCATTATCATCTGTTGGTAGAAAGTTTAAAAAAATTAAGGCCAATGATTTTAAGGCCTTTGTTAGTATGCAAGACAAAACATTTGTAAAGGGATTATCTGGTGGAAGCTTTAAAACCTATCTGAATGCATATATCAGAGAAGGGCAAGATATTTCAACCAAGAATATCAAACAATTGGGATATTCGATGTATGTCAAAAAGTTTTTCGACGAAAAGATTATCTCAAAACTCAAAACTGAGAAATCTAGAAAAATTAAAGAGGAACTGAGAGATGACCTAGTCAAGAAATTGATGAAGTTAGACTCTGCTGTTTATGCTATTGTAGATTTCATGGAAGAGTTGATTACTGCAAAAACTCTAATTGTAAATAAACTAAATAGTATAAAACAAATGACAGATATTTTTGTTAGAACTGATAAGGGTTATAAGGTATCAAATCCAGAAGGATATGTTGCCATTGACCATACTGGAACTAATGCAGTTAAGCTAGTTGATAGGATGGAATTCAGTTTTAATAACTTTACTGCAGCAAAGGCATGGGATAAGTAAATGGATATTAAACACATCATCGAAAAAATTAAATTGGAAGAGGGAGTTAACGATCCTTCTATTTTTAAGGCAGTTTTTCTTGCTGGTGGGCCAGGTTCTGGTAAATCGTTTATTGTGGGTAAAACTGCACTTAGTTCTTTGGGAATGAGAATTGTAAACTCCGACCCCGCATTTGAAAAAGCCCTGCAAAAGGCAGGTTTAAAAATGGAACCAGATGATATTTGGTCAGATGCAGGGCAGGCTGCAAGAGTTGTATCTAAGAAGGTTACATCTAAACAACAATCACTCTATGTGCAAGGTAGATTGGGTTTGGTTGTTGATGGTACAGGAAAAGATTACGATAAGATCTCCAAGCAGAAAAAACAATTAGAAAAACTTGGTTATGAGACTGCAATGATTTTCGTTAACACAAATTTAGAAACAGCAGTTGCAAGAGATGCTGCAAGAAGTAGAACTCTAGGCGCAACCGAAGTTGGAAAAATGTGGAAGGGTGTGCAAGATAATATCGGAAAATTCCAAAGAGCATTCAAAGCAAAGATGTTCATTGTAGACAACTCTGATGGTGCAGATTTTGAAAGAGATGTTATGGCGACATATAGATCAATCTCTGCATGGGCGAAGAAAACTCCTACAAATAAAGCTGCAAAGAAATGGATTGATGGCCAAAAGGCAAAAAGAAATATTACAGAAATTCTTGATGAAGCAAAGTTTTCGTCTAAAGACATTAAAATGGCCATTGGTATTGCATCTGACCCACGATATAAGGGTGGTAATATGACTGGCGCAGTTAAAGCAATCGACAAAATCAAAAGAGGTTTATCTGATCATCCACAAGTTTCGGCAGTTCTGAAAAGACAGAATGAAGACATTAATGAGATGAGAGATTTTGTGTCTGAAACCGCTGAGATGATGATGCGTGATATGGTTATAATGTCTAAGAAAATAGATGAATTGATGGAAGCGATGGAAGCAGAGATGGCTAGACCTCAAATGGATGAATTTGACATTGAGCCTTGGATTGTTTCTAAAGTAACAAAAGCAAAAGATTATATTGATTCTGTTTATGACTATGCGGTTTTGGATAATGATGAGGATATTGACTAATGAAACCTTTTTCTTTCTTTTTGAAAGAGGGTGTTAAACTCAAACTCATTCGTGGCAAAGACATGGATGTTTTGAAGATGTGGAATAAGGGCGACAAAAAATGGGTTGAACTTAGGGGTAAGAGTGGATTTGAAACGAAGTATGATCCAAAAGACCCACTACATAAAGCAATCACTGCTCTTGGAAAGTCTGCAAGTATATCAGACTTTATGAATGGTGATGAAGTAAGTATTAATCCAAAACATGCAGATGGTAAAAAGGCACTAAAGATGATTAAAGGTCTGATGAAATGAAAAGTTTTAATACATTTTTAGTTGAGGCCTCAGGTAAAGGACTAACAATCTTTGACATAGATGAAACTATGTTTATAACTAAGGCAGAAGTAAAGGTTGTTAAAGATGGAAAAGTTGTTAAAAAATTAAACAATCAGGAATTTAATACATATAAGAAAAAATCTGGAGAAGTGTTTGATTTTGGGGAGTTTAAAAGTGCAGAAGTGTTTAATAAAACTTCAACACCGATTGCCAGAATGATTAATAAAGTAAAGGTAATACTGAAAAATGCAACTAAGGCTGGTTCAAAGGTTATTATTGTAACGGCAAGACCAGATTTTGATGACAAAAAATTATTTCTTGATACATTTAAAAAGCAAGGGATTGATATAGATAAAATTTTTGTGGAACGCGCTGGAAATTTAGGTTCTGGTCCTGCTGCGGATAATAAGAAAGTTATTTTTAAAAAGTACTTAGATACAAAAATATATAAAAGAATTAGACTGTTTGATGATGCAAATTCAAACTTAAAAATGTTTCTAAGTTTACAAAAAGAATATCCAGAAGTATCTTTTGAGGCATTTCTGGCAAAACATAATGGATCAGTTAAGAGAGTAAGATGAAGAGTTTTAAACAATTTCAAAACATCGAAGAGATGGTACAGTATCATGTAGAGAATGAGATATCTCTTTTAGAAAACGTATTCAGAGTTGGTTCTGAGCATTATTTTGAAACATTCAATAAAGCAAGAACTATGTATTATGATGGTCAGATCATATTGGATGATTATGATTTAGAAGTCATAGAAACTGACATTGGCGAATATGCCATGTATGAGGGAGAACATGTTCCTTTAGATTGTCCTCTATACGAAGAAGATGATAATGTAGAGTTGAACAAGCCAAAAAGAGGTGGTTCCAAAAAGTATTATGTGTATGTAAAAAATGCCAAAGGTAATGTCATCAAAGTTTCTTTTGGGGATACTACAGGGTTGACTGCAAAGATTAATGATCCGCAGGCAAGAAAAAGTTTTGTGGCTAGACATAATTGCGACCAAAAAAATGATAAAACCAAGGCAGGTTATTGGGCATGTAGACTTCCTAAGTATGCAAAAGCATTAGGCCTCTCAGGCGGCGGTAATTTTTTCTGGTAGGAGATGTAGATGAATAATAAATTTAGTATAGGTGTTGTGGTTGCAATAGTTCTACAAGTGAGTGCGTTTGTTTGGTGGACTGCTCAACAAGCACAAACAATTATGCAACTTGAAATTGAGATGGCAGAACTTACCGCAAAGACAGAACAAGAAAAGCAATTTAATTTACAGAGAGATGTTTCAGAACTAAAATTGCAATTGGTAGAACTAGAAAATAAAACTGGCGAAGTATTTGAAATGTTGTCAGGTAATATTGATGATAGATTTTCGAACATGGGAAAGTATGTGGATGATTCTAATAATAGCCAAAATGATGTTGATTCGAAAAATCATGAACACTATTTGTCATTATTTGGAGTGATTGAAACTGAATTTGCAAAACATGAAACATGGATTGATGACATTGAAACCGCGTTAGATCAATTATTGGGTGAAGCAGAAAGACTTCAGGCAGAACTTGATAGAAAAATTGAAGAATTAGATAAGAAATTGAGTGATAGGATTAGTGATAGGTGAGACCATACTCCGAATATAATAACTCTGACCATTTTGTAAGAGAATTTTCGCACGATGTTGATAATGAAGAACTAGTTTGGCATAGAGATAGAGAAGACAGATTGGTAGAAGTGTTAGAATCTGATGGTTGGGCATTTCAATATGATAATGAATTTCCCTTTGAGTTGTTGAGTGGGATGATGTTTAGAATAGATAATCACAAATACCATAGAGTGATCAAAAACGAAAACTGCGGGAAACTGCTGATAAAGATATACGAAGGACAGTTAAATGACTGATGACATAGATTTTGGGTTTACTGCTGTAGACGAAGAAGAACTTAGAAGCATTGCTCCTTCTCAGGTGTCCGAAGAAGTATCTGAAAAACTTGAAAGCACTGGAGAGGGCCTCAAGTTATTGGAATATAAAATGGATAATGTAGTTGATAAACTAAGTGCAATGTTAGATGAAGTGGAAACAGTGAAAGAGTATTATAGTAATGAAAAGGTGATTGTTAATTCTAAACTTAAAGAGGTCGAAGACTTGATCCTACCTCTCCTAAATAATTTGATGAAGAATAAAGAAAAAGAATACATCTTCTGGT